GGGCACTACAACTTAAGGAGATCTTACATACTGCGGATGGGGTATTAACAACATTGTTAATATCCTATCCCGAAATATTTGTTACGGCTAGAGACCAAAGTGCATACTTGGTGTCTGACCGTATCATGAACAGTGTGATCTCCAACGGGTTACAAGATTATGGTGGTCTTGTAACCTCGTTGAAGAAAATGCGGAAAAGAGTTCGGAAGTGTGCTTTCACAGGCGTGAAAGCATCACTAACCGAACACGAACAGAGACGACTCGCGTGGGCTCAACTGGTCATTGACCAGTTCAACTCACGCGTAGGAATCAACAGTAAGTCCAATATGTTCCGGGCCTGCGTGTTCACGCAGTCCAGAGCATCTGGGCTAGGAAATAACAAGATGGCGGCCGAAGCAATAGATAAGTTTATTGCTGAGGTCACCGTCGAGAAGGAGTTCAAACCTGATAAGGATCTAATCGAGTCAATCGATTTCATCCTTGATCAGGTTGTCACTCAAGCAGCTGGGAATCCCCAGTTCAGGATCTCGTTGTCAACGAGCGCCTGCACTGAGAATTCCAAAAGAGAAGAAGGGAAGTTCGGGTACTTGAAAAAAGTACCTGACCTTCCCTTCATACCACCGTTTAGTGTTCGCAATCCGGGAGGCCAGTTAGGAAACTGGGCCTTCAGGAAAGCGATCGAAAAAGTAAACTCTAGTAGCGACGACATTTATAAAACAAATGTCGCCGCTATTAGGGAAAACGCAAAGGTTAGGGTTGTTCAGAGTGGGTCTTTTTTCAAAGACGCACTCCTTCAACCCTTTTCGCATATGACAATCCAAGCTGCAAAGAGCATGCGCTCTTTGAAGAATGGATTATCTTCTGGTAGACTAGGATGGAACTTCATCAGTCGGATCGATCACCTCGATCCGGTTGATGGTCACGTCCTATTCGAAAAACATAAAAGGATAGTAAGTCTGGACTGGCGTTCAGCCACAGACATACCGTCCTTTAAATCAGCACATATGGTGATGGGTAGGCTCCTCGAAAAGATGAGACTACCTGCCCCCATACTCGATACCATTAAATGTATATGGCCTGGTCCAAAGGACATATACATTAATGGAAAGTTTCACTCGGTCCAGGTCAATGGAGTCCCCATGGGGGATCCATTGACTAAGTCCAATCTATCTTTAGCTCACCCTATCTGTGAGGCTTATGCCTCAAAGAAAGAGCCGAGCGTAAAAGTTGTGCACGACGGCAACGGGGATGATACTGCTATCATCCTCGGTGCCGACGAGCCCGCCAAAATGATCAGGTGGGTTCAATACTTCAACAACGCGGCAGCGATGTTGGGGTATGAACTCTCCGAAGATGACTTCTTCATAACAAGTTCCTGGGGAACTTATTGTGAGGAAGTGTTTCATATTCCCCTTGACCGCTTTAACACCGTAAGAACGGCGTCAAAGCTCAAGGACAACAGACTTTTGCCATACCTAGATCATCCGAAGATGAGACTGGTATTGGACACTAAGAAAGATAGGAGAGATTACTCATCCGTCAAAGACGGTAAGTACACTCTCCTAGGTAAAGACACAGAATACTCGGAACAAGGTGTTGAAGGACACCTGTTCCAAGTAGCTTCTGTGATGCAAGACATATGTCTCGGACTGAGATACGAGCGCAGGCCCGTATATCTTCCGAGACAAATCTTCAGTGTAGGCAAGATGCCAGCTTTCTGGAATACAGAAAGTTGGGCAAATGCCATATGGAGTCAAATTCCCAAGGTCACGAACGTTACCGTTCAAGCCCTTAGGGAATTGCTAGGAGAAGTTCCAAAGAACTTGACCAACCTCAGGTCGGTCAAGACTATGGAAAGACATTTTGATAGCGAGGCCGTCACCGAGGTATTTTCAATACCCGAGGACGACCCCATCAGAAACTATATAATCGTCCCAAGGGACCTTGCTAGCAAGGTCCCTCCGGGCGTTTTAGATAGATTAGTTGCAAGTAAACACCTCACCACCTCCTCGGAAGTGGAGGCGTTATACTTGTACATGAAGAGAGTGGAAACCCTCCAGCAGACTGTCGAACAGACAGATCTGATGGAGATGGTTTTCTCAAGATGTACCGAAATGCCATCATACACTTTTGACGAAGTCAAAAGAGTATGTACGGATTTCAAAGAAGAGTTCTACAAGAAACGATGGGCTATTAAACCCCTCGTTGATGTAGACTACTATTTTTCAGAGGATATTGACGAGTTTAGAAACTCTGACCCCCGGAATGTTGACATTCCGGAGTTCCAATACCTCAAGAGATTCGGAAAGAGAATTCCTCCCAGCACGCCAAAAACACGTGCTGAGGAGGAACTCTACAGATGGTTCTGTGAGTGGAGACAGAGTATTCTCGATGATGAATACTATGAGCTCCCCCCACTACAATTACTAGAAGACGACCCGTACATCATCCAACAGATTGGACGTGATGAACGGGAAGTCGCCGTTATTGTTACAGATGACAAGAAACTTTGTAGACTAGCGTCTAACAAGTTTCTTGACAAGCTGATTTTAAGAATATCCATCCGAAATTGGGTTCTCATGGACGCCGATGAGAAGCCAGTTTTGGATGCATTAAGAGATGATTTGAAGGTGCCCGGACATGTCCTCGTTGACGAGGGCAGTCTGGACGCCTTTTTATGGAAGACTGATATCGATCCGCTCTCCTTCCCTGCGTGGGATGAGCGGATTGATATGAAGAAGCCTAGGGAGCAAGAAGACATTTATAATGTCTACTTGCCACCTATCAAAACGTCGAACGTCTACGATTTCGTTGAAATCATGGACGCAAGACGTGCAGTGAGGATCCTTGGACGACGAGGTGGCGGCTGATAGTTTCTGCTATCGGCCGTGCGCACACCTCGGTGAGTCCGGATCCAATTTGCCGGCAATCACGTACACGCGTACGCCGTGGGCTGGACCTCCGAGGAGGTGCCGCACGACGCGTGGGTCACGAGTCAGTG